AAACATCGGGGAATCCTGCAGCACATCCCACTCCTCCTGCTTCCCATCGCGGACTTCGCCCAGGTCGTTCAGCATCCTGGAGGCCCGCATCCAGTCGTCGTTCAGGGCGTCACCGGCCGTGTTCACGGGGAGGATGCCGTCCCTCGGCTCCCCTATTGTCTCCTCCGGCTCTCGGCCTACTCGCTTGGCTTTCATTCCGGTCCTACCTCCACGGCTTGGACCCACCCCTCGGGCCTGACGGTGAAGACGAACTCGCCCACCTGGTCCTCGCGCACTCGGTCGTGCTGGGCGCGGGACAGGAGTATCTCCGTCGGGATGCCCCCAGGGAAGGCATCGCAGGTGTTGGCGCTGTCCTTGTTCGCCCTGAAGTGGGCGCAACGAAGGCAGTCCGGTCGTCTGTAGCTCGGCATAGGCTAGCCCTCGTCCTCGTGGTACCGGACCACGTCCGCGTCGTCCAGCTCCTCCAGCTTGCGGGCCGCCTCGTTGGCGCGTTCCCTGAGCCTGGCGGCCCGCAGCCAATCCAAGTTGGATGCGGAGCAGTCGGCGTTGATGACTTCCTCGATGCTGAACGGGCTGATCATTTCCTTTACGGGCACGGTCCTGGCTCCTCCAGTTTAGTCCGGTTGGACGTATTTGTTCCGTTCGATGTAGTCCAGGCCGACCTCTCGCTTACCGCCGATGATCCAGCGTGTTCCTCAGCTCCCTGGGCGTGTCGTTGTATCGGCGAAAGGCGGCGAGGTCCTCGTCCAGGACCCGCCTGAACTCCTCCTTGTCCGCCAAATACCGCTCGCCGTCCCTGCGGTCACTGAACCGGCTAGCCACTGGGTCCATGGCTACCGCGTCCTGCAGCTCGTCCGCCCGCTTTATCTACTTCCCCGTTATGGCCTTGCTGAGGTCATTCAGTCGCTCCAGCGCCTCCTCCTGCTGGTCCCCGGGGAGGTCGCTCACGTAGCTCCAGTCGTCCAACCACTCGTCCTCGTACCGGCCGATCCGATCCAGCAGCTTTCTCTGCCGCTTGACGTAGGTCGGCATCTTGGCCTTTATCCCGTGGTGCATGCGGACGAAGCCCTCAGCGAACCCCTCGGTCTCGTCCACCAAGGCCGTCCTGGATATCTTGGCCGTCGGCTTGTTCTGGTCTAGGAACCGGCGCAGGGTCCCCTTGACGGTGCCGAGCCCACTGTCCCCGACCCCGCCCACGAGAGCCTTGCCCTCGCCCGCATTGTCGATCCAGTACCGGATTTGGTGGCCGTATTCGTGCGTCACGGTGGAGTCAATTCCCATAGCTGGACGCCACCCGGAGATCATGTCCTGGCGTAGCGAGTCCCTCCACTGCGCTGAGTCGCGCATCCACTTCGTGTTCATCTCGATGCTGCCCCAAGTGGAGCGTCCGTAGCTCAGGTCCTCCAGCTCGCTGGCGCCGAAGAAGCTCATGTTTCGCTGAATGTCCGGGTACTCCTCGGACAGCTGATCGAACTGCTCCAGCACTTCGCGCACCGACTCCCGGTCCAGGGGGCTGCCGTCCGTGTCCCGGAAGCTGAACCTAATGTGGGGGTATTTCCTGCTGGCCCACTCCTCCATTTTTTCAACGCGTCCGAGTTCACCCGGCCGGTACTTCAACAGGTCCTCGCCCTCATTGTCGACGAACTGCTTCACCGTCCCGTCGGGGTACTTGAACTTGATGTCGTCGATGCCGATGCGGGCCCGGCGCAACCCAAGCGGTATGAACTCTCGTTGCTTTATGAATGTCTTGGTTGCCCCGCCGAGCAACCGTGGGTGGACGACGATCCTGTCCTGGGGGAACCGGTACCTGATGGTTATGCCGTTCCCGTTCACGCCGAACTCGTCCGCCACCCAGCTCTCGTCGGCGTAGGACGCCAGGGTGTTGTCGGTCAGCTCGATCCCTTCGTGCTTGCCGCTAGACAGGTCTTTCGCCACTTGTTGTCCGAACTTGCCCCCAGTACCCCGATACAGAGTAACTTCGTCCGCCTGGTCTATCGCGTCCATGTACGCCTGGTTGAAGGCACGGAGCTTCAGGTACTGGTCCTCAGTGAACTCGGGCAGCGACCTAACCTCGCCGATGGCCCTAGCGTCGATCTCCTCTACGCTCCTCGGGATACCATACTCGCCCAGACTCTCCAGATCGTCCGGTATCCTCGGGACGGGCGCGTCCTCTATCTCCGCCGCCCGTAGCTTGAACTGTATGGCCAGCTGGTCCTCGGCCGAGTTCTGCCAGCTGTCGAACATCGTCATGGAATGGTTGAGGTCCGGGTCGTTCCTCATGAACTGGACGATATCGTCGTGGGCCTCCTTCTCGCGGGTCATTAGGTTGCCGTGTCCCACGTCCTCCGCCAGGGCCCGTCGATACTCCTGCTTGTACCGCATGTACCTCTCCGCGTGCTCACGGTAGGACATCTGGCTGGCGACCGGGTCCTCGTCGATCCCTGGGGCCTCTCCCTCCCTTGCTGGCTGCTCGCTGGCGGGAACATCGGTGTAGTCCACCGGCAGGGCCAGGCAGCGACAGTTCGGGTGACGCGGAATCATGGGCTCGATCTCGTTCGGCGTGTATGTCCTATCCTCCAGGGCTAGGCATATGGGGCACACCCGCTCGTCCCCGGCCGTTTCCCACTCGGCCTTGACCTTGACGCCCTCCACCGACCAGTTGCGGTACTCCTGGACGGTCGCCACGTGGTGCGCCCGGATGGTCTCGGTGCGGGCCAGGGTCCGGGCCCGGGTCAGGCCGATCTTGTCGACCCGGTCGTTTATCCGCTTGGCCATCTGCTTCGGGTTGATCCCCTCGGCCACGCCGGAGGCCAGCTCCCGGCTGATCTGCTGGTCCATAGCGTCGGTCACGCCCTTGAGTTCATTGAAGGCTCGGGCGTAGATGGAGCCAACCTTGTCCGCGTGGATCGGTTGGTGGAACACGGTGTCCAGGCCGCCAGATTCCTCCAGGTCGGGGACAGGGTAGTTGGCGTTCACCAGTTCATCGCGTCCCCGGGACAGGCCCTTCTTGTACGCCGACTGGATGTAGGTGTTGGTCCAGGGGTTCTTTCGGCCAGTGCCGACCTGAGGGTCGCGGATGGTCTCCAGGACTCCCTCCTGCTCTTGCTCGTCTAGCCAGTCCATGAAGCCCTGGATTTTCGATTCCGTGGGGTTGAACGCGAAAGCCTGGTGTCCGGGCGGCGTCAAGGTCCCGGCCCTCCCGGTGGACCTGGCCTGGGCGGCGGGGCGCTGACCCCCGGACAGGCCGAGGACGTCCTGTTCGACTATGGCCTGGCGGATCACGCCCTTGAGGTCACGGAAACGCTTGTACATCTCCGCGCTGAACTGTCGGCGGAGGGTCAGCGTGTGCGTGGGGTCGTAGGTCCTCCGCCGGGCATTGCCCCGGAGTCTGTTGGCGGTCGGTCTGCTGCAGCCACAGGCATCCATTACTGGGCCCCTCCTTCAGTGGGCGGCGACTGGCCCCCTCCATCGGGGGACCCGGTCTCGCGGTCCGCCTCGATCTCGCTCTCCTCGTCCTCGACCTCCTGCTCGCTGGCGGCCTCGATCCCCTCTACCTGCTCCTCGCTCAGGCCGAGGAAGTGACGGTAGAACTGTCCCTGGGGCACAACCTCCTCGCTTCTCGGCGTCTTGGCGTACGCCGCCAGGGCCTCGGCCCGGGTCTTGCCGATCTCCGCCCGTTCCTTCTCGCTTGGTGCGTGCAGGTCGCTCCAGTACCAGGAGTAGTTGCCTTGCTCCTTCGGGGTGGCCAAGCAGCCATACTCCACCAGGCGCTCAACTAGGGGATCCAGGATGGACGGCTCAGCATGTTCCTCCCGCCTGGACTGGACCCGCTCATTCCACTGGCTCTTGTCGTCACTGGACGCCAGCTCGCCGCGCTCGGAGCCGACCAGGATGCGCTTCGGTATCCCCTTCTCGGCGGAGATCATCTGGATTTGAACGTCGACGTGGCTGGACGGGTCCGAGACCTGCTGCTGGAGTGATTCGAAGGTGACGCCTTCATTGGCGAGCACGCGGCGCAGGTCGTGCTCGAACTCCTCCAGCTGCTCCTGGAGCTTATCCTCCATGTCCGGGCCCATGCTGTAGTTCTCGTCGACCTTGGCCTGGTACCCCGGGCGGGCTCCCCGCCAGAACATCTCGGCGGCACCGCCCACGATCTTCTCGAGGTCCTTGAGCCGGTTGAACACTCCCTGCATCTGCGGTGTCCCGTATACCTCGGACTCGAGCAGGCCGGACGTCGCGTGGATGACCCGGCTGTGGTGGACCACCAGGCTGACGTTGGATTTGGTGCCGGGTGCCTTCACGTCCAGCTGGTACAGCTCGGGTAGGCCGAACCGTTCGTCTCCCGGATCGTCCACCCAGCGGTCGATGGCGACTGATCCCTCGCCGAAGGGCTTGACGTACATCAGGTCCAGGTCGTTGTCCCGAACCGGGGAGGCAAAGTCCTCCTGGCGCTGCACGTCGGACAGGCCGAGGAGGAGGACCCCAAAGCGCCCCAAGCACGTCAGTCGATCCAGCCGAGTGAGCTTGCTCTGTAGGCGCAAGCGCCGGTAAATGTCGCTCCAGTCCCGCTCCAGCGCTGTGTCCTCGTCCTCGTCCGTCTCCACCAGGGAGACGCCGCCCCGCCAAGTTGCGTCCACCGGACGGTCCACCACGGCCCTGGCGATGTCCTGGCGGGAGTATTGGGCCACGAAGTCACTATACGATAGCTCCTTCTGGTATCCCAAGGCATCGTAGATGTTGCGCATCCCGCCATACTGCTGGCCCAGCGAGGAGGCCAGGGCCGCCCGACGCAGCACGGTGCTGAGCGTGGTGAGTCTCTGCTCCACCGATTCCCTATCCGCCATGTTGGTTCTCTCCGTTTACTTGATCGGCCCGAACGTCGACCATGGGCCCGTTGTGTATTTTGCGGCAGGCCGGATTCCTGCAAATGAACTGCCGGAATGGGGTGCGCGTAACCGAACCGTAGGCGTCCGTAAACTCAGTCCAAAGGACCATGTCCCGCTGCTCCATGATCTGCCCGCAGTCGCACTGCACCGGGGAGTTCCGCTGGGGCTTGCCCTTCGGGTGGCACGTGGTCCCACGGACCGGAGAGGGCTTGGGTCTAGCGCCGCCGCCGCCGGACCAGTTTCCCTTTTCTCCTGACATACCCGCCTCCATTGTCGATCACCGCAACTGCCTGGTTCGCTTCTTCGCGGTGATCTTGTTGTATGCCCCAGCGGCCGAGTCGACCATGTCGGCCCGCTTGCCGTAAGGGAATGATCTGTGCTCCTCGATAAAGTCGCGGTTCCAGTCGCCGCGAAGGAGCATGACGTTGCCGTGGTTGACCTGGACCGAATACGGGTCGGCTCGGTACTTCTTGTCCCCGGTGGGCTTGTCCGTGTCAGCGTCAAATCCTGCTAGGTTCCGGATGGTGGACTGGGCTGACTCCTTGCCCCCGCTGCCCGGCTCCTGCTCCACATAGACTCGAACATCGGACCCGTCGGCCTCGGCCGTATCCCGGATCACGTCCTCCCTCTCGTCCGGGCTCCACCGCCCCGCCTTGACGTCGCGGACTATAATCCGGCCGGACCGGAGCAGGCTCATCTTGGTCCCTGCGGTCCGGGAACCGGTACCGCCCTCGGTGGCGGCCTTGTCCCAGTAGCGAACGGTGGCGACGATGTTGACCTCGGCTGGCATCTGGTCGATTACCCTGTTCTCCAGTTGGTCGACCTTGAACATCTCGCCGCCAGGGGGGACTGGGGTCTGGCCCACCTGGGCGGCGTAGCCGTATTGCCCGAGGTCGGCCTCCATGTCCTGGAGAACGGACCAGGGCAGGCGCAGCGGGTCCAGTAGGTCGTCCTGGTATATTCGCTTGAGTTCAGGGGGACGGACCGAGTCGGGGTAACTCCGAATCTCGCCGGGAAGACAGACGTGGCGGACCTTGTTTGGCTTTCGGTCGAGCAAGTCGCCGGAAGGGTCGCGCTGGCTCAGCCGCTGCTGGACGATTATCGTGGGGGTGGCGGCCTTGTCCGCCTTACGGGTGGACAGCGTCTGGGTCAGGTAGTGGTTGGCCGACCTGAGTTCGGCCTCGCTCACGGCTCGGTTCGGGTCCAGCGGGTCGTCGACGAGGATGATGTGTGCGTGAACGCCCAAGGTCGTCCCGCCAACCGAGGTGGAGTAGCGGCTTCCGCCCTGCCTCCACCGGCGGTCCCGGAGATCCAGGTACTCCAGCTTATAGTTCGACTTCAGTTCCTTGTCCCGGCGTATGGCCAGCTCCGGGAACATGGACCGGAACTTGGTTGAACGGATCAGGTCCCGGCTATCGTCCGCGTGCTCGAGGGACAGGCGGCTGCTGTACGTGGTGGTGAGGAACCGGAGCCAGGGGGAGCGCGTCCAGGCCCAGACCGGGAACATTCGGGTGAAGACGGTAGACTTGGTCGTGCCCGGCGGAACGTTGACGACCAGATCGTACGGGCTCTCCTCGCCCCGCTCGACCCGGTACAGGATGGACTCCAGTTCGTCCACGAAGACGTCCAGGTGCGGGGCCCAGTAGAGTTCCTCGTGGATGATCTCGCCCCAGAACTGTTCAATGAACTGACGGAAGGAGCGGCGGCATATCTCGCCCAGGAGCAGGTTGCGGTTCTTGCTGATTTGCCCCAGCTGATCCAGGGAGAGGCCGCTCATCATTCACCTCCGCCACCCAAGCGCTGAAGGAAGTTGGCCATGACCCGGATGTCGTCCTCGCTGGCGTCCCGGAGCATACCGCGGATGGCGTCGAGGGAACCAAGGTCGATCTCGGCCTGAATCCTGTCGCTGTACATGCCGAGGTGCCGCCCGAGGCGCTCCAGGGCCTTGCCCTTGTCCCATAGCTTATACCGGTAGAGGTACTGGACCTCGCCGGTGTCCGGATCAGTCCCCGACTCCTTCACCTCGACCGAGGCCACCGTGGAGCCGACCTCGTCAGTCAGCTGGTCCGGTGAAGTCAGCGTCCAGTGGCCGTCGAAGACGTCCTTGATGTTGGCCGAGGCAAGCTTCATCTCCTCGGCGACCACCCAGTCAATGTCGACCCTGGCTCGGCGGCGGATGTCCTCCTGCCGCTCAGCTATGGCCTGCTTGATGTGTGGTTCCTGGAGCTTGCGAGCAGCGGCCACGCGGGCAGCCTTGCGGCTCTTCGTCCCGTACGCCTTGAGGTATGCCCGAGTGCCGTTGAAGTCGCGCAGCCACTCGTCGATGAACTTGTCTTCGCGTACGGACGGGGCCTTGAGCGGGCTATCCCCGCCGCCCTCGGGGTATTGGGTCGGTCTCTTGTCGGTCATAGTCGATGTACTCTCCCAACAGCAGCATAGCGCGACGAAAGAAAGGGGTCAATATCCGGCTTAGTGGTGCTCGTTTCCTTCGTGACGCGGGCTCGACGACCCTATCGGAGAACTCGCGTCGTTGGGGAACTGAGAGCCCGTTTCCCTCGTGACGCGGGTTTCCGGGATGATTGTAGGGG